GATGATGTTCCCATCAAACTTCATGTTCTTGTAAACCCAAATGTCATACAAAGTCATGACAGCGTTTTTCACACCAGGGAAATCCTTCGCGAAATCCTCATGCCACAAAGGAATAACATCGTCCGAATAAGGACGGAACCCCTTCGGGTAATGCTTCACATCACCATGCGGGGTCTTCAACGTTTCAAACGAACCCTCCAACCCATAGTTCGACAACGCCGCCACACCCATACCGTGACGTTTCATCCGGTCCACAAGATACTTCGCCTGCACCCCGTAACCTGTTGCCGAGCCTGGACTATTAGACGCCAAACTCACGACGCCATTTATTTTCTCAACTTTAGACATGCCCCCCAGCATAGCGAAAACCCCCGCCACCTAACGAAAGGCGACGGGGGTTTCCGGGGTAATGGCTAGGCCATCTCCAGGTACTTGATGCTTGTTGCGTCGCCCACGCCTGCGGCGAGACGGTACACAAAGCGGTACGTGGTGATGTCCTGGTTGAATGCGTAGTCTGGGGAGACTGCAACATCAAGACCAGTGGTCGCAACCTTGACCGAGCTGAAATCTCCGAAGAAGATTGGCTTGGTTCCGGTAGCGATGGATGCGGCGGCTGGTTGCTCCAGAACGGGGTAACCGAGGATGGTCGAAGGACCACCGGCAACTACGTCGAGGATGTAACGGCCGTCGGTCGTCTTCAGCTTGCGGATAGCGGAAAGGGTGCTTCCGTTCACAACGAACGCTGCGGACATTGCGCGGACAGCCCCGTCGACACTGAAGACCAGGTCGATGAGTTCGTCAGCGGTAATGGCGTTGGTGGTTCCTGCGGTCACACCGGAGCCAGCGACAGCGGTAACGGCTGCGTGGATGACGGCGTTCGCGCGGGTTCCGATTGCATTCCCCGCCTGGTCAGCGATGATTCCCTGGATGTCTACACCAGAGTCAGTGAGCAGTTCGTTAGCAATTCCGACCAAAAATGCTTGCTTTTTTGGCTGGAGGAGGATGCTGGAGAACGTAGGCTCCGATGCGTCGATTGCAGAACCGGCAGCAAACTCGGCTGCGGTGCTGTAAGCGGTCATCGTGGGGATGCGCAAGTCCGAACCGGAAGTGCGGTTGAAGACCTCTGCGACGTCGAGGTAGGGTCCGACGAGTCGGGCCTTCATCATGACGCGGTCGAGGAAGTCAACGGGAACAGTGTTCACCGAGGGGACCAAGGTTGCACGGGCTTCACCGGAAGGGTTGAAGGTGTGACCACGGAGTTCGCCGTCTGCAAGCGCACGGAAAATCTGTGCGTCGCTACGGGCTTCCTCTACGGGAACGAAACCACGGGCGGCCAAAGATGCTTCGGTTGCGCGTGATTCGTTACGGGTTGCTACTGCAATGGCTTCATCGTGACGTGCAATGTCGCCTTCGATGTTTTCAATTTTGCGAAGTTCTTCAGCGTCGAGGCCGCGTCCTTCAGATTCAGCGTGGTCGAGGACCTCGCGCACCTGGTGGATGAGGTTCGCACGCGCTTCTTCGCTGTTGCGAATGAATGACATGTGAATTGTCTCCTAGTTATTTTCGGATTGGATTCAGTGGCGATTGACGCTCAACTTTCCGGCAGAGAGTGACTCACATCCGGTTCTTCTATTGTAGTTTGTGTGCTGTCTTTAGCTCCGTGGAGCTGTGGGGAGTCGAACCCCAGTCCGACAAGTTGCCCTCACAGGTTTTTTCTTGTCGTCGAAACCATCCAGCCCCACACCTATTTTAGGGCAAAGAAACCCCGGCCGTCGGGAAGGGCGACAGCCGGGGCGACCCGTCCTTAGCGTATTTCTTTTGCCTTCATGACGCGGGTCTCTTTCATTGGCTCCTCATCGAGCGCGACAACCGCGCGAGCCATAGCCGCCGACAAATCCCTCACCACCCCAGAATCAGGGTTCCCCGCAACCTTCAAAATAGCGCGGCGCACGTCTTCAAATGTAGCCATCAGTACCTCTCCAAGAATTCGAGTTTCTTTTTCTTCAGTGCAAGAAGGCCAAGGTCCCCAACGGTTTCAAGTTCCTTGTCTTCAGGTTTCAGTTCGTCCACAACACGGGACAACAGTGCAGCCTCATCGGAGGACAACTCGTCCCCAGATTCAATTTTCAACAAAGCGTCTGCGAGTTCGTCAACGTCAACTGACGCGCGTTGCGCAACACGGTCCAAGCCACGCATCGACACGGTGCCAGCGGTGCCCGAATATGCAGGAAAGCTCACGATGCTCGCTTCGTGAATTCTGACAGCGTTCAACGTTCGGTTCGTGCCCGTGTCATCCCAGGTGTCCTTGATGACAGAGAAACCAAACGACATGCTATCGACCAGTCCCGTCCGAATCAGCTCCGCGGTGTCGCGACCGAGCGTCGTGTTAGGTAGTTCGGCGCGAATCCTCAAACCAAAATCATCCTCAGTCAGCGTCAAGCTACCGGCACGGGTCGAACCCAGAACGGCACCCGTGTCATGGTTCCACAAAAGTTTGATGTCATTCCGGGACTGCAGGGAACGCTTGAAAGCTCCAGGCGCGACAACCTCATGGAAGCCACCCAAGTTTTCCGACCGAGAATTGAACACAGAGGCGTAACCCTCGAAAGTCATCCCGCCGGATTCCTCCAACTCGCGCACCTCAAACGTGGTGGTGTTGGTTCGCGTTTCCATTTTGCTCACTGCCTGCCCCTTAGCTCGTCCTTCATTCTCTGCCTCAATTCTACCAATGACACCTTCGGCGTAGTCCATGGCACGTTGCGCGGAACGCTTTGTGGTGCCTCCCCCCCACAACGCAATGGCAACAACACCCGGTGAGGGGAAGTCGTCGCTGTTAGGGTTAGCGGCCGGGGAATCAAAATCGACCATGTGTCGTGCAATGAAAGCTCGCAACCGGACCCACTTGTCCACGGTGATGTTTCCCTGACTCATCGCCGTCGCTTCACGAACGGTCCGGGGAAGTAACCCGTCGCCGGAGTACCCTTCGCCATGCCACTCCAGGCCACGCCTCGCGCTTGCCCTCATGTACGCCGGTGGTGACAAATCTACTTGTCGCTGTTCAACGTCATCGTCGGAACGGTTCTCCAACGAATCAATCTTGGTCAGGGTTGAAAACTTGTGGCCAACGAGAACGTCAGATGCGTTCCATTCCATGACACCGTCGTCATTTTCGGATTCACGGTAAACACGAATAAGTGCGGCAGGGTCTTCCTCGTCGCCGGTGATGGTGAAGTCACTGTCGGGGACGTTGATGTCGCCGTCGTTCACGATGCGGGTGATTCGTCCTCGTGCCATACCACCGGAACTGTCCCACTCCACAAAGTCACCCACCGAAAGCTCATCGGGTTCCGCGCGATTTACTAGAGAATATGAGGCTGAGGTTTGTTCTTCTGCCACAGTAAAGTGAGTATTCAAAGTTGGCATCACTGCACCTCATCCTTATACACCGAATCAGGGTTCTCAGGGTCAACCTGCGCCACACCCTGCAACTGGACCGAAGGCAACCCGGTGTGGTCGATGTTATCCATTCCGATAACCTGCAACACCTGCTCCGGTGTGAACCCGGAATAGACGAGCGCCTGGACCATCTTCACCCGTTCCATCTGTGCCTTCACATACGAGTCTTCGATGTTGACGTTCGCCAACGGGACACGAGGTTGTGACGCCGCGTCGGACGCGATAGGTGGCATGTCCTCCAACGCGCGAACCTCATTGATAGACATTGCTCCAGACTGCAACATTGTCGAATAAGACGAGGTCCGCGTTTGCAAGTCAGCGCGAAGCAACCCTTGGAGATTGAAGCGTAGGAAAGCGTCGGACCCGCCACGGTAACGGTCCATCAAAATAGACATCGCCGACTCGACCTTAGTTGCGAGTGGACGGAGATTGTGAGTGACCCAGGCGAGGTTGTTCATTTCTACGCTTGCAAAGCTGTTAGTGCCGGGTAGACCTAGCAGGTGCGGTGGCACGTTGAAAGCCCTCGCAACGTCCTCCACGGCCATCCTGCGGGCCTCAATCGCTTGAGACTTCTCAGGGTCCACCTGAGTCGTTTTGAAAGATGCGCCCCCTGTGAGAACACCCGTCCGGTGAGCCTTCTTCCAACCGCCGTGAGCCGAATCAAAGCCATTTCTCAAATCTGAGGCCTGGTCACTCGTAAGCGCGCCTGGGTACTCAATGACACCCTGCAAGGTTGTTCCGCTGCCAAAGAACGTTTGGCTATATCGTTCCAAAGCTAAGGCGAGGCCAAACGATTCCTTTAGAACATCTGTTCGAGCAACACCGCGCACATTGCCAGGCTTCACCAAGTCGGGAATGAAAACAATGTCGTCTGAGCTTAGGACCTCGTCTTCGCCCTCAATCGTGAACTGAAGACGCCCCAAACCGTTTCGTTTCACCGTCACCGTCTTCGGGTTCAACACGACAAGGTTTACAATTTCGTTTCGGGTATTCGCGTACACACGAATGAATGCGTTGCCCTCCAGGAGCATAGACGAGAACACACCAGAATAGAAAGCTTCACGAGTGAGGTCCACGTCGGGACGGTTCACCCATTCAGGTTTCGGGCGGAAAGGTTTCCGTGTGCCATCATCGCGGATGAAAACATCCAACGGGAGAGTCGCCAAGGTTGTCGAAATAAGGTTCACGGCAGAGAACACAGCGTTGACAGTGTAGACGGTGTCTGAGTTGATGTTCGTTCCGGAATATGTTCCGAATGAGATGTCGTCGCCGGAAGCGAAGACGGACTGGTAGCTCACGCCACGTTGTTCGAAGAACTTATTGAAAACCATTTATCGACCTAACGCCAAACCAATGAGGACAAGGAAGACGCCGCCGACAATGATTCCGATTGGCACGGAAACCAAAATTGCGCCAAGTGTTATTGCCACAGCCCCGGCAACTTGCAAAGATGAAGAAATCACAGACCTGTCCTATCCGAAAAACTGTGGGACGACTTCTTCTATTCTACCCACGGTGGCGCGGTCCACGGCTATCACGAGGGCCACGGCCGCGTCAATTTTGCGCGGACTGTTCCTTGATTCTTTCACAATTCGGGGACCGATGTTGTCATTCTTCACGATAGCGTTCTGCAAGTGGCGAGCCAGCACAGGGTCCCCAGAGTGTGTGAGTTGCTTATCCATGACCATGTCATAGAACCCAGCGCAGGCGGCCACCATACGCCTAGGGGACGTTGAAGGGTATTCGACAATAGGCAAACCCTTTTCTTCCAGCACCATCATGGACCGTTGCCATCGGAAAGGGTCACACGCAACTTCACGAACCTTCGGGTGACGTTGGCAGAAGTCGATGATGGTGTTTTCCACGTCGGCAATGTCAACCCTCCAATCGTCGCCATCCTCGTCCGGGTTCTTCTCCCACACCTTCACAAGTTGCACACGGACAGGTTCGTCATCCTTGGGGATAGTTGCAGCGACGATGACCGTGCAGTCGCCGGAGAACGAACCGTCAAACCCCAGAATGATTTCGTCATCCGCGGTGATAGTTGCGTCCCCTGCAAGCGCTTCCCACGACCCGGTCGGCAACCATGACAACGCCGATGACACCCATTGGTTGATTCGCTTAGTTCGGAACGCGGGTTCAGGTGTGCGCCGGACAGCAGACTCAAAGTCCTCGACGGAGTTTAGGTCACCGAATCCGGGGTTCGCGCGTGCCCACGTTTCCGGTTTGCGGTGGTCGCCGTCGTCCTCCCACCAAGCCATGAAGAACGTGTCGTCGGTTTCCTCCCCACCTTCCTCCAGGCGAATCTGCTCCCGCCCATAGTTATAGAGAGAGTAAGCGATGGAGTCTTGACCCTTAGAGTCAGTCTTGACGCCTGCCGTGGTGATGGCAACCATCGTCGCAAGTGACCCTCTAGCGCCCTGTGCCAAAGACATGACGTCGAAAAGGTCCCGGCTTGGTTGCGCGTGCAACTCATCGAATAACACGAACGACGGGTTCAAACCCTCTTTGGAATAAGCCTCCGCCGATAGGACACGGTACACAGAACCGCGCTCCGGGTACTCTACAGCGTCCCGATACAACTTCACCACCTCGGACAGTTCCGGTGCAGCCTCGATGATGCGCTTCGCGTCAGCGAAAACAATGCGGGCCTGTTCCTTTTCCGCAGCGACCGAATACACTTCCCCACCG